TCTTTCAAAGGTTTACTTATTAATTTGTTTACACTATCTAATTCAATTTCATTCTCTTCACAGTAGTGGATGACAGAATCAATGTAATTCATTTCTGGATTGTGTAGTGCAATCTTCTCCACCTCCTGCGAAAACTTCGCAGATGTCATAAATCTATCCTCTAATAATTGTTTCTTGTCCATGCCGTTCTTGATACTCCGAGATGTAGCTCATCAATGTGAGAAAATATTCTTTCTTAGGAGGATGCACTACAACTTGGGTCTCTCCGTTTTCACAAGCAACTATTGTGACGAGCTGTTTAACAGTCATCCCATATTTTTCTTGTAACATACATGCGTATGCTGTTTCTTGAACGAAGTAGTCGTATAAGTATTCTTCACGCTTAGGATGTTCTGCTGTCTTGAAATCAATAATGGACAGCACTCCATCAAACTCAGCGATACAATCAACGCGACCTGCCAATTCTAAATGCTTGGAGTAGAGCGCAGCTTCCTGTAAGATGATATTATTTATACGGTCTAGAGTATCCCTAGAATGGTGGAACATGAGCACAGGAAGTGGATACTTCTTGTACTTTTTTAGGTCTAATTCGTTGTTAAAATAATCCTCTGCAATAGAGTGATACTTTGTGCCGCGACCTGTAGCACGAGTGGTTTTAGCATTAGCTTTATCCTCTCCTACTCTAGCACGCCAACGTGCAATATTTGCTTTCTTTTTAGCATTGTTACTAATCACTGTAGTGACGGATGGAAACTTGTATCCCTCAGGTGTGAGGTACATACGTTTTCCATTTACCATCTCAGCAGACATCTCAATAGGATCTATGCCACCTACGTGATTAAAGAGTTTCATAAACCCAGATTGATTTTGTTAATAAGATAAGACTTAACAAGACCAGAGCGAACGATGTCCTCAATACCAAACTCAATCATGGAAAACTCTTCCATGTTCTGTAAGATACGTTGGAAGTCAATGATGCCTGTGCGTTCACTAATCTTTTGTAGATCAGTTTGTGCAGCATCACCACAGAATATAATCTTACTGTCCTGTCCTACACGAGTGATGATACTATCTAACTCATGGAAGTTTAAGTTCTGACACTCATCAATTATAACAATAGAATTATCTAATGTAGTTCCACGAATAAAACTGGTAGACCAGAACGAGATAGTTTCTTGTGCCTTAAGATTATCATACAACATTTCATACGAATTGTCATCAGGCATTTCAAACATTGCCTGTACCATATTCTTATATGGTATCTGATACAACGATGACTTGTCTTCATGATCGCCAGGTAGGAAACCAATCTCTCTAGTTGCTACTAAAGACCTAACAATATAGATCTTTTCGTATGGTGAGTAATCGTCTAACACTTCCTTGAGTGCTTTGTATAAAGCTACAAAAGTTTTACCTGTACCTGCAACACCATAAGCATAGATCATTTTACCTTCATCCCATGCATCAAACATCACCTTCTGATTATCGGTAAGAGGTTCAATGGGAAGCATGTAGTCTTGACTAATGGGTTTACGACGCTTCATTTGTTTCGCAGTCATACCCTGACCAGGTGCTTTAGTCTTCTTTTTTACTGGCATATTAGTATCTGTATTTCTCAGTGATAGTTTTGTTGTTTACAAAATTTGCTTTGGGAAGAACTTTATTCTTCATAATGTCTGCCCAGCCAGGATGTGTGGTTGCCATCTTGTCTCTCCACTCTCCTACCTCACCAGCAGAAGCAACTCCTGCTTGCCAATCTTTATCCCAATCGGGATTGTCTTTTCTCCATTGTTCATATTCTTTCATGGTCATGGAGAGTTCTTTCTTCTCTTCAGTTTTTAAATTTTTTACTGGGTATGTTGGCATTAGTTCCACTCCAAAGCTTCAGCACAAATAGGAAATTGTTCACAGAATACACGCTTCGCATCGTTAGCGATGTCCATGTGTTCTTTTTGAGTGCCATGAGCACTACGTAGATCTATATAGTGGATCCAAGAACGACATGATCCCGTCATGTAAATTCTGGTAGGTGTTGCTAAAGGTAGCACCATTCTAGCACACTCTTTTGCAATTCCAAGTCTCAACATTTGTTGATACAAATCCATTCCTTCATCAAAGTAACGTTTAACTGCAATCTCAATTTCTTGTTTTTTAAATTCATCAACATCATCAATACTATTCTGTCTGTTCTTATCATCTTGACGACGTAGATCAAACATAGGAATAGTAGTTGCTAACATAGAACTATCAGCATATCTCTGTGAAAATTCTTGGAAAGTAAATGATCTATGTCTTAAAATTTGAGCTGCTATTGCTCTTGTAGTTTCAATCTCCAATGTCATATGAGCTTGTTCAAAGACAGACCAATGCTGATGATTGATACAATATTTAAGGAGTCCTGCAACCTTAGGATTCTCTTGGTTGTTCGGGTTGCTCACTCGTGCCACGTAACCCATCGTCTTCTCTGCTTCTGGTGTTACTGTTACTAGTTTCACTGAATTCATTAAATCCTTTTTTTCTCCTTAGTTTTTTAAGTTTAAGTTCATGTTTTGCATTGTTAAGTGTCTTCTTCATGTAGTGTATTTCTACATCAGAATACAACTGATCTTGTTTAAGTGCTGATTTGATTAATTTGATTTGGTCTTTGAGTCTCATACTCTTTGAATGCTTCTTTAATTCCTGTGGTTGAGTCATGATTTAACACCCAGTCAGTACAAAATTCATAGAGATCTTTTCCAATTCCAAACTCTTTTAATGATAGTAGACACTCTCTTCTTTGGAGCATCATTTCATCTGAATAATTAATCTGGGTATCCATCGTCGTCATCTCTCCCTTGTGTGTAAGCGTGATTGTTTCCGTTGGTGCGATAAGCATCTACGTCAGAGTATACCTCAGATTCTAACACATCTAGTAAGGATTGCAAGCTCTTGACGATGTTTTTTAACTTCCCTCTATCCATATTTATATTGGTAGTAGGTATATTATACCACAAAAAAAGAGGGGGTCAACCCCTCTTGTGATTAGTAGAGAATCTCTCTACATATTCGTTTGCATTCGTTTTGTTGTGTATCACATTCTATTAGACACTCGTAGTAATCATCCAATTTGTCATCGTGAGACTTGTAATGATTATGCTGCCAACCATCTAACTGATTGTGCGATGTTAGATTATGCATTTTCCTCCATAAATTTACCTCATAACGAGAGGAGGTTTAATTCATCTCTGTTACCTCTGAATTCTACCATTATTTATTTTTACCCTAACATAATAAAGAAAATTTGAAATAAAAATAAATGCCTACGAGTTTATACTCATAGGCATTGTTTTGTTTTAAGATGTGATCTTCCAGTTTTTGATAGCGTTAAAGTGGACTTTTAAATAAACCCATTTAGCGTAATTAACACCACGATAGGTCAAGAATGCAAACGTTCTTTCGGGATCGTGCTTGACAGGATCAAACTCTGGAAGAATGGGTCTTGCCCAATCAACCTTGATCCTTAGCATTTTACTACCTCTGTAGTTGTACGAATTTTACCTCACCATAAATCATAGCGAGAAAGGCAATACAACTAAAAGATATGATGCCTACAACCTGCAGTGTTTCTACCATTGTTCTAAGCTCCTACCATCTTACGCTGTACCTTAACGCCTCTATACATTAACTCATGTCTTTGACGTTTTACTGCCTCTGCGAGTACCTTATTGTTGTACTCTTCAGTGTCATATGAGACACCTCTGTATGTGACTTGTGCCATTTGGTTTCTCCTAAAGTTAGTGGACTTTGCACCTTTACCTCTTGCGAGGGATCCGTGTTTCCGTTCCTTCAGTCAGACTTTTGCGTCTCCCTAGAGAGATGAACGATCCGTTCCGAGTTGGCTTACTTGCGTCCAATAGACCATGGTTCACAGTTTTCTTCTGGTACTTTGGTGTAGAAGTAATCAATAAGATACTCCTTAGCATCTTGGATGTGATTCTCATCGCTGAGTATCTCAATCCTTGCTTGGTTCCATTCATCACATGACATTTCCCAGTGGGTAGCATCATGTTCAGCGAATAGAAGTACTAGAAGTGCTAGACCATGCATTGGATGAACGTGTTAGAATACTAACATAAGTATTTAGAAATGTCAAATTGTAACAATCAATACCTTTACAATAATTTAATTATTAATTTCCTGATAAGTAAAAGGATTCACCTCTACCTCTACATACTCTCTTAACAGATGCATCATATGTAGGAGGATCTTCTGTTATTAACTCCTTAGCAAACTCAAAAGCTTCTTTGAAACGATTAAATTTATATACATCATCATATGTTTTAGCAGACACGAGAACTCCATCACTTCTCTTGTATCTCAAAGTCTTCCACACGTTAGGTTCATCTAACCTTCTGTAAAAGATTGTCCATTCTCCTGTTGCTGAACCACTCATTTTTTCTTCTTTTTCTCAGGTTTTTTACTAGGATCATTCCAAAGTTTAGGAGTAACTCTACCTTCAGATTGAACTATTGCCAAGACATTTTTATATTTGTCATAGTAATGATCAAATATCTCAGACATTTTAAATGCCATGGCGAGATCCCATCTTGTTTCCTCTTTATCACCTACCTTATACTGCACAAGATATGCATTATATGGTAGTGCAGAGTTGTTATCTTTTTTAGGATCGCAGTTTTCTTTTAGTATATTCAATGTCAACATCAGCTACGGTTTCCCCACTGGATTGAAGGGAATGCTTGTTCTACACACTGTCTGGTAATCTTCCAACGCTTACCAATTCTCTTGTCTTTGACAAGACATAGAACCTCTGCTTCTCCTTGATGCAATCCTTCTAATAATTGAATGAACAAAGTTTCACGACGTGTCTGTGAAATATTTGCACCACCCTTAAAAAACAAATATAACTTACGATACTCCTGAGCGAGTAAAGTATGTTCTGTTCCTTCTGGTGCTTCATTCTTTTTATATGGAACTTCTCCATCTGGAAGCATAGATATAACACTCTCATCAAAGTTAGCAATTAGAATAGCTCTAAGTGCTGGAGTGTTAAATCCCTCCAGAAGTTTAACCTTTTGTGCTTTTGTCTTTGCATTGCTAACTTTTTGTAGCACTTCATGCATTAATAATTTCATAACCTAATTGTTACCGTAAGTATATTTATTCCTCTTCAATTTCGTCTTCATCTAAGAAACGAACTGAGAGAAGTTCTTCATTGATCCATTGACCATC